CCTGGAAAACAGTAAAAAAACTCAGTGTTTATGATGGTGTATGGAAGGCGGTAAAGTCCGGCTGGATCAACAAAGCAGGTGTATGGACTAAGTTTTATGCTTCTGATACTACTATTACTATAACAGGTGGTAATAATATTAACTTGAGATCATTATATGAAACACAAACTGGAGATTATTCATCAACTCCTGTTGATGTTAGTTTTGTTGTAACAGGTAATGTAGGAAGTACTTCTACCGGAACTGCATCTTTAGTTACAGGCACATGGCCTGCCGGCAGTTCCATCACCCTCACCAATAATGCTATAATTGCAGGTAAAGGAGGTGATGGGGGAACAACATCGGGTGGTACCAGTTCACCCTGTACCTGCTTTGGCTCATCCGGTGGGTATACCAGCTCTACAGCCGGTACAAATGGAGGAAACGCTATTTCATTAGACTATGCATTAGCAATTATTAATAATGGTACGATTGGCGGCGGGGGAGGCGGGGGAACAACTGTGGCTTTTCCATATGCAGTATCCAATGTTCAACCTGCCCGCGGCGGAGGCGGTGCAGGTATTAATGCAGGTGTAGCCGGTGGAGAGGGTACATGCAAAGGATCTGGTTCATTTAGAGGGTTTTTTGGTTCAAACGGTACAGAGCTTGCAGGAGGGTTAGGAGGCTCCTCATCAGCAAACCGAGATGCAGCTTACGCTACAGCGGGGAACGGAGGAGCTCTTGGACAGCCATCTACTCAAGGATGGTCAAATTATTATAACTGCGCGTATCGCACTAAGATATATACCTCTACACAATCACCGGGATATGCTTTGGTGAGTAACGGTAAAGCATATACTTTAACAGGGAACGCTTTAGTAGGGCCCGTTAACTAAATATTATTATGCCAAGTCAGACATTCACATCAAGTGGTAGTTTTACAGTACCTTCAGGATCTGGATCAGGTTCATCTAGTATATCTGTAAACAATGGAGGTACATGGCAAACAGTAAAAAATATTTCTATAAATGATGGCGGGACATGGAAAACAGTAAAGACAGGGTGGATCAATAAAAATGGTATATGGACACAATTCTTTACACCAACCATTACTCTTACGGTGCAGGTTGTAGGTGGCGGTGGAGGCGGGAGAACAGATAACGGAGGTAGTTCAAGTACCCGTTCCGGGGGTGGTGGAACCTCATATTTTGGAAACTACATGTATGCTACAGGAGGCATAGGTGGAGGATGTGGTACCTGCTCTGGAGGTTCAGGTGCGGGAGGAAATATTCAAAATTCTACTGGCGGAACTGGGCAATATTGTTGCAACGGAGGAGCAGGATTTTTAGGATATGGTACTGGAGGTAATGCAACTCCTTGTGGAAGAACCGGGCAATCTTGTGCTCCAACCTGTATTGGCGGAGGTAATCAAAGGGGGGGTTGGGTATGTAATAGTGGAGGAGGAGGCGGGGGTTATGCTTACGGTACGGTTGAAGCAACTGTAGGAGATGTAATCTCTATTACTGTTGGAGGCGGGGGAGGTAATTATTTTTATACAGAAGGATGCCGAGGAGGAAGCTCATCTGCTGGTTCCGCAGGTGTAGTTATTGTTACCTGGGCATAAATAAAATAATGAAAACGTATGCAGTAGTAAAAGAGAATAAAATTATTAATATTATTGTGTTAGATAATATTAGCTCCTATCCTACAGAAGATATATTAATTGATGTGTCTAACCCTTTCGTACTCAATGTACCAGGGCTTAGTGCATCAGAAACATTTACTCCAAGTATTGGATGGACATATGATGAAAAAGGATTTTTCACTGATCCAGAGCAACATAGATATTGGTATATCAAGTAGTTATAAAATTTCAAAAAAACAGTTGACTCTTTCCGCGGTTCAGCCATAATATATGGATCATGAATAGCACATTGCTAGAACCAACGGTTCGTAAGAACCCGGCTAACCGAGAGAACGCCGCCAAGTCCTCTCGCGAGGTGACTCCTCGTTTGGTTTGTATTATTACCGGTAAGTCCCGTCTTACTAACGCCAAGTATTTGGCTTCGAAACCTGAAGGTTTCGTGACTAACTATATTGCTCGTCCCGCGCTGAAGCTCCTTCGCGCTGGTAAAAGCGTTCAGGACGTTCGGACGGAACTCGGTGTGACCGACGTTACTACCGCAATCTCGGATAGCGCTCTCCAGAATGCTATCAAGATCAACGGTAAGTGGTCTAAACAGAGCTAATATTACAGCTTAAGAAGAGCCCAAGATAACAGTAATATAATCAACGAAACCCCATGCCGAGTTTAGCTCTTCTTTTCGGCATGGGGTTTCTATTTTTAATTTTATGAAGAAATATACACACAAAGAATTAATTGATAGGAAGATTCTCTTTATCAATACTGCTGTTAACAAATTTATAATACATGAGGGTAAGATAAATGAGTTTTCATCTTCCGGTAAATGCATTAAGATAAATCACGAATGGTTTTTGCTAGAGAAGATATCTATACTAGAGCTGTTTACTGAAGAAGAGCGACCTGGCTTAAGGTTTGTCTAAGGATTTGAACTTACTATAATGTAGTTACCATTATTTGTGGTAATGAACCTTGCATCGTTGGTAATAAGGTAATTATTACGACGAGGTATATTGATTGTGAAGCTACTTGAATTACCGAGAGCAATATAATAGGAAGAATTAGGATAAAGATATGTTAATGTATTTGTTTCGTTAAAGGATCCAATGAGTGATTGATCATAACGCTTCCAAGAATTGAACGCGGGATATGCAACACTTGTATTATCGATTACAACTGTCCAAGCAAATCCGAGTACAGACGACAGCGGCACTGTACCAGCAGAATTAGTAACAGTAGCAGTTAAAATATTAATAGGCAATGAATTTGCAGGCATAGATAAAAACGCAAACGGGCCAACAATCGGTCTTATTGTAATGCCTGGATATGAACCTTCTTGTGCAACACTAGCATTAGCAGAGAGTACTACTTGATAAGAAGAGCCAGGCGTAAAGGAAGTTAACCAAGTTAGTTGAAAGTCAACAGGTAAATCCGGTGTCCAAGAACGTACGCTAGCAGGGTTAGAAGGGTTAACACTACTTACTCTTGTTATACCTGGGTAATTTACAAATGCGCTTGCTGCACTAGAATTATGTGTATAAAGCTGAAATGTGGGCTGTAATAGTACAGTTTGATAATTAGCCATGTAATTATTTATTCAATAGGTGTATAATATTTTAATATTATATTAAGTCAGCTATTTTTCTGTTTATTTTTTTAAAGCTCAAATTAAGAGAGAATGGTTTAACTTTTGCACCGTCATCAAACATTCTAATAAAGTTATTAGCTACTTTAGGAAGATCGCTCTTATAGGTAGTAATTTTATTGCCATGTTTGATTTTGATTGCAGCTTCTTCAGGTAACACTCTAACATAATAAACATTCTTTACCTGTTCCATAATTGAGTTTGCTATAGGGCATTTTCCTGGATTAACCTGTTCACCATTCTTTATATTGGCTTTTGTAACTTTTAAATTAATATTTCTCATATAATTATTTAGTCAACTAATACATGCATTTTTACAGAAAATAACGAGTCATAAGATAAATATTAGTATGACCCTTGATGATATTAAGATGTTCGAAAGTTATGTTAACAAGCGCTTTAAAGTAATTAACGAAGGTACATACTCAGATGCTAGTTTAGAGCAAGCCAATTCAAAGCGGTTGGTTGAAATACTCGACATGCTTAAGAGTGATGCCAATCTCGCTACCAAATTTGCTCTTTCACCTGAAGAATTTGCTGGTGTGATTGAATGGGCAAAAACAAAATTTGATGCTACTACACCAACAACAAAGCCACCAGGCTATAAAGATGAATCAGGTGCTTTAGGAGGCCCTGTATTTACAACAAAACGTGTTAAAGAATCAGTTGTTAAAGAGAAAAAAGAAGCCAAGGATGAAGATAACATGGAGATGGTTGTCAAGCCTAAGTCAGAAGAGACCGAAGAAGAGTATCTCGCTCGTCGTGATTCTGCTATTAAAGCTGCAATTTCTGCTAAAGAAGAATCAGAAGAACAAGCCGCTCTTAACTCACATTACAATGTTAATCATGAAGCTCTTGATTTAGTTGATAAATTAATCAACCACCCCAAGAAATATTCTAAAGCAGATACTATTAAGATCTTGACAATGGCTGCTGATAAGTTACAGAACAAAGCTTAAGTTGCTTTTTAATTACTTTATTATAGAATAGGTTTATGGCTGACGAAAAACCAATTGTTAAAAAACTAAAGTGTGGTGGTTATGGTGTTTATACAACAGATTCTAAAACAAAGCAGTTAGCACAAACCGGTTATATTGGTGCTAATCTTACTCTAGAAGCTTGGCTTCCTAAAGACGCAGTTATTCAGAAATAATTTTAACTACCTTACCAACATAGTTTTGTTGGATAATATAATTTCCATCACAAAGGAAATTGTTATCACCTTTTGCAATAAATCCTTTAAAGGTCTGCAAAACAACTCTATGACAAGTTGAAATCTCTTGACTATATTCTGGATCGTTGAAGCAAACAATATCACCTTCTCGTAAAGAGCTATATGGAATATCTTTATCAATGTAAATAAGGTCACCGTTCTTAAAGGTAGGGTACATTGAATTGCCATGCACACGAAGCTTTGCAATATCTTCTGCAAATGCGTTAATAGCAAGCAGACCCGTTAAGGCAATAATCTTTAATTTCATTATACCGTTATTGTAACGGAATTTAGAAAACTGGCAATATAAAAATTAAGAGAGACTTGGCTGGTTGCCGCCTGTAGCAGCAGGCAGAGATTGAGTTGGTATCATATCAGCACTGGTAACAAGAGGTGTTTTATCTGCTTGAGGAAGAGGTGATTTCTTTTTCTTTTTGCGTAACTGTTGACGCATATATTCTTTAAAGGTCATAGAAATATTTAATCTAGCCAAAAGGATTGAACTCTTGGCTAGAATTAGGATTACTTGGAGAAGTCGCCAAGATCGCGGCAGAATGTATATTCACCGGGTGCAGTTACAACCGTATCATATACTTCTTCTGTCGCATCAGCCATTGCAGCAAAAGGCGATGCTACTGCAAACACACCAAAGCCAGCAACCGTAGTTGCAGCTCCAATGGGCCTAACAAGTAGTAGATCACCAATGCATGTCCAAACGCTCTCAACTGTTACCTCATCATTACCGCTTGTATTAGAAGCAGTACCAGAGTCAGCAAGAGCAACGCCTGCAAGCATTACGCTGGCGGCGAGAGTGACTAGTAGTTTATTCATATAAACAATATATATGCATTTTATACGGTTTTCCACATAAATATTTTAGTGTAGTTTTGTCATTACTATTTTAGCCATATCAATTGCAAGCTTCTTTGGATTAAGAAAAAAGCATAAATAAATACTTACATGCTAAAGAAAATACTATTAACTCTATGTTGTCTACTGCCTATAATTTCTAAAGCGGCTACTGTCGGTATTACTAATGATGCTGACTATTATATGTATTATGGGACTTATAGCGATACTCGCACTCCTTTCTATGTTGGTGTAAATGATATTACAGCCGGTAGTCCGTATCAATATCATTTTAATGTCGCAGGTATTGAGATGTCTGATATCTCTAACTTTCAATCTGGTAACACTGCATTACTATATCTCGATTTACAGCGCTTTAGAGTACCTGGAGCAGTTGATCCGAGCTATCAAGGACCTCCTTCTTATTCTTACCTTACATCTGGAGTTACATTTACTCTTAAGGTAGTAGCGCTAACTGATTCATTTGATAATATTCAATACGCTTCAAGCCCTCTTGATTGGTATAAGAATAATCTATTAAACCAACCCACAATAGCTTCTGTTAATTTTACTGAGGCAGGATGGAAAGCTATCGATGTTACAAGTGCATTTGACCAGTGGAAGATTGGTACACTCTCTAATAACGGCCTTGGGTTAGTTGGAACTTATTCTAGTATGACAGGCACAACTGCGCAATTTTATTCTTCTGAATCTGCTTTTAGTCCTTACGTAAATATAGTTCCTGAGCCTGAGATATTTAAATATTTTGCTACCGCTCTCGTCATTGCTCTCATTATTAGACAATTTGCTAAGTGAAAGCATTCACCCTAGTAGAGCTTTTAGTTGTCGTTGGTATTATTGGAATATTAGCTGGTTTAGGGTTACCAGCATATAAGCAAGCTTCCGATGCAGGAAAAAAAGCAGCTGATGTTGCCGCATGCAAGACCACAGTTACTGCTTATCTAGCTCATTCAGCTGATAATGAAGGAGTTCTTATGAAAGGATATGATACAAATGGAACAGCCTACGATTCAAACGGACATCTCATGGAAGGTGAAGATATGCATGAAGCACATCGTTGGCCATGGCGACTTGCTCCCTACTTTAATTACGGGTTTTTAGGCGGCACACATGTTAATGAATCAAAGTCTTTCATTGTAAGTCAAGGTGGTATTACGCAAACATATCTTGTAAGCGTATTGCCTTCTGTAGGTCTCAATGCAAACTTTATTGGGGGTAATGATTATACATCATATGGATCTTTAAATAAAAAGGGGTTAGTAGCCACTCGATTAGTACAAGTACCAAAGCCGGGTAACACTGTAGCGTTTGTAACAACAAGAAGTGAAGCTGTAGGTAAAAGATATAGAGGATTTTATTATGCTGATGCTCCAGCTTATCCCGGGAAGTGGGCGACAAAGTATGATGATTTAAGTAACCCCAAGGTTACTGGATATGTATCTGCACGCTATAATGGCAATGCTGTTGTTGCATTTTTAGATGGACATGTTACCATTATGCCTTATAATCAATTAAACGATATGAAATTATGGTCCCCACTATCCCCATGAAGTTCTGCAAAAGACGAAAAATTGACTACAAAACATCGTTCGGTGTCGAGACATCTTCACATTATGTTACGGAAAAAGATATATTAGATTTTCATGGACCAAAGTTTACAGAGCAGTGGAAGATACTAGCTCGTCATAAAGGCACTAGTAAATTTGGAGAAGAGGTTGGCTATTTTTACGACGACTATCAACATTTTGCTCGTGCAACAGATAGTTTTATTAATGTAGTTTAATAAATTATTGTATGTTTCTACATTTACTGAATGTCATTACAGCCTACAGACCAAATAAGTTCTCTAAACAAATTAAGAAAGCTACAAAAGAAAAGCACGATGCTATTGAGAAGCATCCTTTTATTAAGAGTATGATAGATGGCTCTCTTTCAGATTTTAAATATGCTATATATCTTAACAATTTGCTTCCTATCTATAAAGCTGTCGAAATGTTTTTGTTTTACAGTACTCCTGTAGATAGAGATCTGTTACAATCACGAAAAATAAATAACGATTTAAACGAATATATTCGCTTCCTAGGTATTAATATAGATAGATCAGAATATATTTTTAATAAAGAGTGGTTAAATTACTTTCTTTTTAAAGATAAGTTTTTACAAAAAGCAGAACTATATATACGATGGCTTGCCGATATGTATGGCGGTCAAATTATTAAACGTAATATCCGCTTTAACAGTAAATATGATTTTAATGATCTTAGAAATGAAATAAAGCTAATTCGTAGAATGATTGAAGATGGTCTAGATGAAACAAATGTAGATAGCTTTATTGAAGAGGTTAATAAAGCTTATGAGTTTCATCACCAACTAGCAGATAAAATAAATGAGCTCCCTGAACGATCTTTATAAAAAGCTAAAAGAAAAAAGCGATAAAGGATTTTTTAGAACAGATCTTCCTCACACAAGTATTAATAATTGTGATTGGTACAATCATATCTATTCTAGTCCTTCCGTTCGTTATGGTCATTTAGAATACTTTAAATCATACAATGATGCTATTGAAGTTGTGCATTGTGTTTTCTTTCCTTCTTACTATAAAGCTCTTCCTATCTTTGGCTATGATGCAATAAGCCTGGGCGGTAAAATAACTGGAGTATTTTGTGACTATACTCCAAGCCCTTACCATGATATGATATTACAATCTTCTATAAGCTCTATTAAAGACAGTTTAAAGGATTTACAGAGAGACCTTCCCGGGTGGACAGAATTTTTTTCACCAGAGTTTATAGCTATAAGCCCTAGGGAGAAGTATGAAGAATCAGAAATAAAATGTATAACTCTATTTGATCTCTATATAGCTGTCACTAAAGAGTTTGATAAGAATAATAAGTTTCTTAACTGGGATGAAACAAGAGCCCATATAGATGGTCAAAATAAATATTCCATAGGTCAACGTAAGAACTCTAAGACACAGAAGGCTTTAGCAAAATATATAGGTGAAGATGCAGCAAAAGACTTTATTGAAAAGACACTTTTTCCAACATATAACTATTAAATATTTAAATGGCCGATGTATTAATATCTGATCTAACAACAGGAGTACCAAACGGATCTAATTTTATACCATATACAACAAGTTCTGATACAAACAAAACTCTTGTTTCTAGTATAACAGCTGCTTGCCAGCCAGTGAATTATATCGGCGCAAGTGTTACAAAAGCTACAATGACCGGTATTTTGGCTAATGTTGAAACAGATTGCAATTTTAACTCCACTACTTTTGATTCAAGTGGCTTCTACAATAATGCTGTTAGCAATTCTCGTCTTACTGTTCCCTCAGGTTTAGGTGGTATATATTTAATAACTGGCTATCTGACTACTTCAACTACTAGTGCATATTATAGAAACGGTATTCTTTTAGTAAAAAATACAGGCACTGTTATAGCGCGTAATGACACTTCTATTGGTTTAAATGGCGTTGATGTTCCAATGACTATATCTGCAATTGTATCTCTTGTAGCTACAGATTACATTAGACTACGAGGCATTTGTGAAAATTTTTATAGTACTAATACTTTTAAAACACCTACACTAAGTATGATACGCCTTGGTGTATAAAGTAGTTGCTATAATTCTTATTTCCTTTATATTTTGATAATGCGTTATTTAGTTTGTTTGAGTTTACTTTTGACAGGGTGTGCATCTACACAATATAAATCGCCAAAAGATTATTATCGTCAACGCCTGAGTGAAGACTCAATCAACTGGGGACCTAATACTAATAATAATATGCTCGACTCTCCAGATGGTAGTAAATATCATAATAGAACAGTTGAAATTTTTGGAGCCACATATTAAATAAGCGCATGGGAATGTTCGACACAATTATTATTGAAGGGTTAAAGCTCAAAGCGCCAAAAGAAGTTACTGGCTTCCTAAAGGCTAATAACGCAGAGTTTCCAACCGAATTTCAAACTAAAGATTTAGAGAACTTTTTAGGAACTTATAAGATAAATGTAAAAGGTGAGATCTTTTTAGAAGAAAGAAAACCTACAGGAAAAAAAATACCTTACGAATTACCTTTTTTAAGCTGGAAAGATAATAGATCATGGCTAGAAAGAGTATACTTTAAAGTTAAATATAAAGAACATAAAGAAGAGAAAATCAAGTTAATTGAAGAAACAAAGGTAGTATTTGTAAAAACAAAGCTTACAAATACCTTTACCATGTTAGCTGTAGAAGAGATTGGTGGTAGGAGGTTATTATTAGACTACGAGGTTAAGGCAATAGATGGTAAAGTCAAATCGACTAAACTTTTGGAATGGTCTTTAGAGTCTGAAAAGGATGCGCAAAAGCGTCAACTAGAGGACAAAGAATTTGTATTACAAACAGATAGAGCAATGGCTAAGCATAGGAAATTAAAATCTAAATGGTATTATCCCATATTAAAAGAAATATATAATCCTTTTATATTCTTTTCTCGTTTAACGGTTCAAGCTGCTTGCAACTCTATTGTACGTTGGAGCTATCGCTGGACGGGTGTATAATAAGAGTATGACATATACTCTAAAAGTCGAGCACAATGAGCTCTCTGACGAATATTATGTACTTTTACCTCAAGAATTGCTCAACCAAGTAGGTTGGGTTGAAGGAGATAACATCAAATGGAAGCCTCAAAAGAATGGGTCTTTCATACTAACAAAGGAAAAATAAATGAATCAATTCAAAAAACAAGAAATTGCAATGTATACAACACTTGGTATCGCCGTAACAAGCTTCTTATGTATTTGCGGAGATGCAATGCTTTATCTAAAGATGCTTGGTATTTACGGCGCTATTACAAGCTCTGTATATCTAATCTACAAAACAGTTTACTACATTCTTAATAAAATTTACCCAACAAAAAATGAAAAGTAAAGAAGAAGTAGAATTGCAAGTAAAACGAATAATGGGCAAGTGGTATAGTGAGCCTGTATTTTCTAAAAATAAATATATAGAAGCTTCCTATCTATTTTTCTGGAAATATTACTACAAACTTACTTCAGGGCTTTACTACAATTGTAAATATGCATTACAACGGTTGTTTAGAGGGTATGATGATTTAGATAAATGGAATGCTGCTTGGTATATTGCTAGGAAAACGATTCCTGTTCTTAAAGCAATGAGAGATAAATTTCACGGTACTAGTATTAAATGGCATAGAGAAGATAGATTTGGTAATATAGAGCAATTAACCGTAGATGAAGTATATGCAGGATCAAATGAACCGGGATATGAAGGTCCTAATGCATTTACAGAAGATGAATGGAGAGCTGTTATAGACGATATTATATTTGCTTTTCAATGGCAGATAGATCTAGATACATATAGTGATACCAGAGACCAACAAGCGTTTACAGTCGGCGAAAAAAGACAAAAAAGAGGTCTACAGCTATTCAGTATATACTATAAAAATCTTTGGGATTGATTTACTTCAAAAAAGAAGCTATATTAATATTATGAGTGATCAATTTAAATCAGAATTATATAGTATATTGCGTAAGCACGATGTAAATATTGATGAGTGTTATGATATTTTAGATGAAATGTTTTATGAAACATATAATGGTACTAAAACGTGTGGCAATAGTGAGCATAAGCGCGGTTGCACTAATCATACTACTCGAGGCAATTCAGAGTCTATTCCAGAAGATCCAGACATTATAAACAATAATCCAAATTGTAACTTTTAATGACACGCAAAGAAAGAATGTTAGCCAGTCATACTGTTGCTCTTTCGAGCCATTATGGCGATAATTTAATGAGTATGAAGTTTAATGATCCTGAAATTAAAGAAAACGATAATGATTCTGTTCTATCGCACAGCACTATTAAAAAAGTAGGGTTTGTAACTAGGCACCTTCTTACCGCTGAGGTAACACATTCTATAGTATTTGAAAAAGAATGGTATGACAGATTATGATAATTAAATTTGGACCTGATAAAAGTGATGCATATGGTAATTGGGCTAATGACCCTAGAGTCTTTATTAGTAGACCGTTCTTTAAAATTATTTTTAATAATGGACTAGGATTATATATTCTAAACTCTTTTAAATTTAATCTGTTTCCAAAGCTCTACGGTACATTTCACAAAACGTTTTGGGAGTTCGGTTTTCGTTTTATAGGTGTTAATTTTGAAGTAATGTGGAACAAAGCTTTTTCTAAATGAGCGTTATCGAATATCAGCTGTTGCCAGCTAAACCAAAATATTATTCAAGAAAGAAGCGTCAGCGTATGATTGATGAAACTACATGGCGGGAGAATCCTCTCAAAAACCAATGGGTGTATAAAGATTATAAATGCTATTATATTGTAATTACTGAGCATATAAAAGGGACATTCACCGCAACATGTTCGGGTGCAATAGTAGGTAAATATAAAACTCTAGATGAAGCAAAGAGTGAATCTCTTAAGTTTTGTGATAATATATTAAAATGAGTATATCTTCAATTTTAGTTTGTGTTGCAGTAGTACTATATGTTATCTATTTAGCCGATCGCTTTCGTCTTAAATAATCTTTTCCTCTTTTAATAAGATCATCTTTTTGTAATCTCTGTCTACGTTCTAATACTGTTATATATAGCGCAAGAGAAATAGGAAAAAAGAATCTTAAAAAAAATTGCATGTGATCTTGTTTAGTCAGCTCATCAAAATATTTTGTATATAATTCGTAAACACCGGATAGTGTTACAATCATTCCCGGAGCAAATAGTATCCAGAACGCAACATTATAAGCTTTACTAAAATGGTTTTTAATTGCGTTGAACATACCAGTATTTAGGCTTGCTAGAGACATTAGTGTATATAAATCATTGTATGGACAGTAAACATATAAAACAATATAATGCTGCTATGGATTATCTAGAAAAGAATGAATATAGAATTAAAAAATCAAACTCTGTTTTTCTTGTAGCTATGATTGGTATAGTATCATTCATAATGGTTCAGTTCCTTATAAAGTATTACAGTTTTTTTATAAAATAATATGTCGTCTAAATCATAAGTTTTTTGTTTATTTTTAAACATTATATAATAAATACTATTATGAGCCTATTCGACAAAGTATTAGATGCAGTTGAAGCTGTTAAGTGGAAGGTAGAAGACTTAGCTTTTACAGTTAAGGACAAGGCCCTTACATTAGCAGAATACGTTAAGTATGATGTCCTTAAGAAGGATCTACCTAACTTTGATTATCTCAATGAGGTAGAAGCTGCTCCTAAGAAGAAAAAGAAAAAAAAGACTAAGAAGAAAAAGAAATAAGTTTTTTATTAAATATTAGATATGGCCGACGTAACCATATCTGAATTAACTAATAGACAGCCTAATAGCTCGGCTGTATTTCCCTATTCAGAAGGCGGGACAACATATAATGCTGCGTTGAGCAACATTCTACCTAAAGGGCTCATATCTATGTGGTATGGTTCATTAGCCACAATACCAACAGGCTGGGCATTGTGTGATGGTACAAACAATACACCTGATTTAAGAAATAGATTTATTGTTGGAGCTAATGTTGACAACGCAGGTATAGCTAATACCAATATTACGGGATCGAACACCCAAACGGGGGGTTCAAAAGATGCTATTGTAGTTAGCCATAGTCACGGAATAACAGATCCTGGTCATTCTCACCTTGTATCTCCAAGTTATGGCAGGAATGTAGGCGGCGGAAGCAACCTGGTCATTCTTGGAAAAAATTATGACCCAAATCCAATTGGAACTACACAAAATCAAACAGGAATTACTATCAATTCAGAAGGCTCATCAGGCACCAATCAGAACTTACCGCCTTTTTATGCCCTTGCATATATAATGAAGCTGTAATAACTATTACATGATTTTAGTAACAGCTTTAGGTTTGTTAGGTGTTTGTTCTATTGGGTTTATAGCTAATTTTATAAAAATTTAAAAAAGCTAGTTGCTTCCTCTAGAAAAGTACATATAATCATTATAAGTTCTTTGATAGCAAATCTGTAAGAAGTAGAGGTTGGGACCTCGAAGGTAAATCTTGAATAGTCCAACGCCGAGACCCACAGGCGAATACAAGTAGATATACTTGTAAATGAACGGGAGTATGATAGTAGCAACTATTAAGTGAAATTAATAAGAAGTAAGCCTGCTAAATCGAAAATCATACAGTGTAAACATCCCTGGCTAATATTACAAGTCTTAAAGCTTCGCTATGATGTAACAACATAGCACAGTACGTAGGCTGATTACATTTAACTAGGCTAGATAGTTATAGCCATTTAAATTCGAATACGATGTAATTGACTTGGCAGATTGCTAGTTTCTTTTGCGTAAACCGTGACGCGAGATTAGGGCGTATATAGCAATATATACGCTCTTTTTTTAATAAATATTTAAATGGCAGATGTAGCAATATCTCAATTGACTCAAAGACAGCCTGCAGGAGCTGCATTAGTTCCTTACTCCGAAGGGGGTACTACATATAGTGCATCTGTTACCCAAGTCGTTTCACTTGCTTCAAATGTACCTTCTGGGGGTATTATATTATGGTCAGGCGCTGCAAACGCCATTCCCTCCGGGTGGGTTCTCTGTGATGGTACAAATAGCACTCCTAATCTTGTTGATAGATTTGTAGTAGGAGCAGGAGTAACAACACCAGCAGTAGGAACAACAGGTGGATTAAAGGATGCAATAGTAGTAAGTCATTCACATACAGCATCTGACTCCGGCCACGTGCATGCTATATTAGGCGTTAGTAGCTCGCGAGGAAAAGGAACAGCATTATTTGGCATTCTTGATACAAGCTTGTTTTCATCAACTACTAATGCTATCAAAGGCAATGGTCAAATTGGGGCCGCTAATATTACTGTAGCAGCTGAAGGCCAATCAGGTACTAATGCTAACCTTCCACCTTATTATGCTTTGTGCTACATAATGAAAGTGTAAATATATACATGAATATTGAGAGCAAGTATACATTAGAGGAAGAGAAAGCAAAACAGGATAAGCTTTTTCATTTTACTGAATTTACAGTATGCAGAGGAATTGAAAAAGGGCCAGAATTCTCAAATACATATAAAATTGAGCCTAGATGGAACTCTCACTACTTATTTATTATTGACGGCGGAGGGGTAGAGGAAACCACAGGCACAATATTTGAAAAAGGAGGTTTTTATAACGTTAAGAGCTTGTTTACAACAACGCGCAAATTTTTAATTCCCTCCGGCGTTAAGTGGGTAGCATTCAGCCCGGTAGATGTTGCAAGAGAGTATAGAGCAGAAATAATAAGAGAATCAAGATTACTCAGTAATTGCTACGTAATTCCTGTTGATGGTACTGTAGTAGTTAATAAAACAGTACATGAATTTGATGAATATATTTCTATTGATTCTAACAGTAATGTAGAGTTAGGAACATCAACTGCATTAATGATTGTATATAAATAAGTAAATTTACATAAAAAGCTTGACTATATTTTAAGTGTCGAGTATACTGTAGGTAATGAGAATTAAATTACCGGAGTTACAAAAAGTAACTTTGGAAACAGGAACAAGGTATTACGTAACACCTGAAGGACAGAAGTATCCTTCAGTCACAACAGTTCTATCTGAAGAAAAAAAGAAAGGTCTTAAAAGATGGCGCGATCGTGTTGGAGATGAAGAAGCTGATAGGATTAAAAATTTTGCCGCTAAGAGAGGAACCGCATTTCATTCGCTTTGTGAAGAGTTCCTTGATAATAAAGTTCCGCTAGATACTATAGGAGGTATGTTTAATCAGTTTAAACCTCTTTTAACCCGTATTAGTGACATAAGATGTATGGAGCAACACCTATATTCAGATAAGCTGAGAGTTGCAGGTCAGGTAGATTGTGTTGGTAGGTTTGACGATATGTTATCAATTATTGATTTTAAGACGAGTTCTAAACTAAAGAAGCGTGAATATATATGGGATTACTTCATGCAAGCTAGCGCTTATAGTTATATGTTTGAAGAGCGCACCGGTATCGCTATTTCAGATATTACTGTTCTCATTAGTTGTGAATCCGGTGAATGTCAAGTCTTTCAAGATAAAAGAGAGAACTGGATTGAGGGGTTTAAAAAGCTCCGAGAACAGTATGATATAAAGAAAGTTGTTGCAGAAGAAGAAAAAGTCACCTACAATAAGAAGATAGTGAGTGATAGAGTTACTAGTAAATGGACTAAGACTACCATAGAAGCTTTTGGAGATAAACCGAACGTTCGCAAAGGAGTTAAAGCAGAAGAAATAGTTTTCTCTTATCTTAAAAAGACATATAACAAGGTAACTTGGTTTCATGACAAGCGTGATAAACAGTTACAGGGTATTGATTTCGAATTTAAGAAAGATTCGTGGTACAATAGTTATACTGCAGATGTAAAAGGTAATATGTCAAAAAGAATGTTTAGAGTGTACCCAGATGAAATAAAAGATAAAGCAAATCATCGTATGATTCATGTAGATATAGATACAGGATGGGCGGTAGAATATGATAGAAAATCTATGTTAGCTTATTTAGAACATAAGCCAGAATATATTCAGATTGATAAGAATAACAAAAGATATGCGGAATTTGATGCGTCTTATCGTCATCTTCGTAGAGATATAAACTACTTTAGACCTTTTTTAATAAAGCTTGCTTAATTTTATAATTCAACCATAATGTTTGTATGAACCTTAAGACAGTACAATTACCTGAACAAGCGCCATTTGTCGGTCAGCATGTAACTGAATTTCATTATACAGATAGAGATGCATGGGAAGTAATAGAAGTTATTAGCCCTCGTAGAATTATGATTCGTGAATTGGATTCAGAATGTACGCGTAAGCCTAAAGATTTTCACCCAGGCGGTTTCTGCGGTCACTTTTCTGACAACCATTCTCAGGAATATAAGTTAACTAGCAACCCAAAGAATAGAGTAAAGACCCTTAGTTGGCGCTCTAAAGCTAAACGTTGGGCAGAAGTCGGACAAAGAACACAGTATAGTTTATTTGGCCTTCACAAGAAAGGCGAACAAGCGATAAAGTTTTATGATTACAACTTCTAAAGTACAGGAATATATTGATGCGGGTCACGATGAGCATGAAGTAGCTCGCTGGTTGATCAACCTCAATATTAACAAATATGTCCCTATGGAGCTAGATGATCTAGCTGATACAAGCGTTGTAGCCAACGAGGTTGATGCTGTTGTTGAATGTATTCAGGATAAAGATTATCAAGACGCTATTAATATTGCTGAAGAGAGCGCTCAGATTATTCTCGAAGATGAAGGATTTGATATAAGTAAATGAGTGAAAAAATGTATCGAGGTATTTGTTGCTCTGTTTATTTTATTTCCTATAGCATATATTTTTAAGCTCTATAACCTCTATCATGATTACCTCTTCGAAAGAAAAAGAAGAAATAAAAAAAGCTTGTGATAGATTGTTTCTCTCGCGTTATAACATCTTGTTTTATAAGTTTCTAAATACTCTCGATGATACAGCTAAACATTTAATAAAGAATAATAAAAAGCTTAATGAAATGTATGATTTGTTTCTTGATTTTATTATAGATTCTTCTCAACATCTTGAATATAATGATGCAAAAGAAACAGCGAGAGAATTGGAAGAGGGTAAATAGTAAATCTTTTATTGATGTATGTTAAAAAGGAGCCTATAATACATAAATGAATAGCAAAAATAACCAACATATAGTTAATATGGTATTGACGTCTATTGTCAATAATGAAACTATCTTAAACAGTATTGTACATGATATTAGTAAAAGATTTGATGTAAAGCTAGAAGCAGAACAGCTCGAGAACTTTCTAAGTGTAGTAAATCTAACCCCGGAGAAAAATGAACTCGTACTTATTTGAAACCTATCGCAACGATAAATGCCCTCCTATTTTTATGGGGTATAAAAAAGTAAAAGCAGAATCTGCAGAAGAAGCACGATCTTTTTTACAAGAGTCTCTTGGTGAAGGTTTTAATCTTTGTCAGGTTTACACCAATGAAGCTGATCCGTACGCTCGGTAATTGGCTTTACACAGTAACTAAAATAGTAATTAACGATTGCTCTGTAGGGTTGACCTTAATATTATTAGGGTTTATTCTTGGTTGGATGTCGCAATCTGTTTGGGTACTAATAACTAGTCTTTATGCTCGCATTATTCGAATATATTAAAAACTTTTTTACTATTAAAATAGTCACGACTGGGCCTAATACATTAGGAGAGCTCTTAAAGCAATTTGATGAGCCTCCGAAAGAGAAAACGAAAGAACAAATAATGAATACCTATCTTGCAAAAGAAACTATGGCCGCTTTAGAACTATCATATCTTAAAGATGATCCTGCTCTTTCTTTCAGAGGCGGTCAAATGTGGTATGATAAAGACGGTAACAAATATTTTGATTTTGTTCCTTGCGTTATTAGACCTGAGGTGTTATACTGTTCATATGGCAAAAGTTAAGAAATATAGTTTACGTCCCCAGCTCTGGTTAGTAAAGGTTACTGTGAGCGACCCTGGTTGTACCTTTTCTATTAATCCTAATATATCATATGATAAAATTGTCAAAGCTTCTAATGGTAATTCTGCTGTTAGAGAAGCAGCAGTATACTGTACAAGAAAGATGAAAGAATATCCAGGAACACATTTTACGTATTCAACAGAAGAGGTAAAACCTTATTTCTATCCCATACATACTGGCTATAATGAGCCTGCTGAGAAGGCTTCTTTTACAAAAAGTAAATATTAAAGAATAAATATCTTTAATACTATGACAGTATTAAAGCGCTTGATAGAGCTTGTTGAACAGTTCCAAATACAAAACGAACTAGAGTTAAATGTTCTGGTTAATGAGCTTGGAAACACTCTTAATCATTTTAAATTGAGATTAGCTTATAATGAAACAAAGAAACATCAAGCAGATTATATTGACAAGCCCTGGTTTTAACAACCACTATTAATAGTATCGGCTAACTCTTTTACTTGCTTAACTGACTTACCAGATCCTAAAATCTTACTCCTATTTTCGTTGAACAAATAATAGAACCCTTTTTTCTCTATAATACTATACTGTTCATATATAATGCCTTCTATAGGTTGAGCATTATACTCAGTAAGAAACTTATTTAATAGAGAATCAAACCTCATAAAAATATTTAATGCTTGAGCATTTTATAATTACAGATAAGTGTTTATATGAAAATTGGATTTAATTGCAGTTCTTTTGATCTATTACATTGCGGTCATGTTACTATGCTTCGAATGGAAAGAGAACTTTGTGATTATCTTAAAGTAGCTTTACAGGTTGACCCAACAATTGATAGACCAGGAGTTAAAAATAAGCCTGTGCAGAGCATTTATGAGAGATATGTCCAGCTTCAAGCATGTAAATATGTAGATGAGATTCTTGTATATAGTACAGAGTTTGATTTGCTTCAACTATTAATGACACAAACAATAAATGTTCGCTTTTTGAGTGAAGAGTATGAGAATAGAGACTTTACAGGTAAACAATATTGCATTGACAATGGTATAGAGCTTCACTACCATAAGCGCCGTCATGTATATTCCTCTAGTGAGCTAAGAGAGAGAACAGCTAAGCTAGAAACTGCTAAAAACGAAGCAGTTATAGCTGTTCCGCCTCAGTATTCTCCTGAGCTAATAAAAAAGAGTTGACCTATTCCGAAATTCAGCCATAATATTGGCATGATGAAAAAACAAACGAACAAAGAGTATAGTCTGTTGGTATATATGAAAGCTCAACACAAGTATACTGATTCAGAGGTACAATTAGAAACATTGTGTATGGAAAAGTTTAACGGTCGCAATGTTGGAGGAGGAACTGACTTGAGTACTGGTAAGCGCGATCAGCAATTTGCATTCGAGAAGCTTACTGATGCAAAAGCTTTCCTTAAGCACCCCTTTACTAGAGCCGTTATTCTTAAAGATTACGATCTTGTAGAAGTAGATTAATAAATAATTTTATGACATTTGCAAGATTACGTGATATTATTAATATGCTTACCCCAGAGCAGCTTAGTCAATCAGTACAAGTTCTTACTGGAGGCAGGATGGTTAATATAGATCAAGTAGAATCTTTTAGAGGTGATGTTGATTTAGCTGGTAAGTTTGGTGCTAATCCTAAGCAAGTATTTCTTACTAATAATAAAGAATTATAATAATGTATAAAAAAAGAACAATTGGGGAAGTATATTCCTTTGAGGAGTTTACCGTATATAGCCCTAAGCAATTTAATAACAACTTAAGTATAGAGGATAAAGATATAACATTCTATATTAAAGTATGTACAAATTCTAATAGAGCTTTTACCTGTCCTTTTCCTCATATAGATAACACTGTTGGTACAACAGAACTTACAAATAAAGAAGTTAAAAATATAGTTGAGTTTATTAATAAAACTCCTGAAGCTATTGTTTATACATCTGAATACAGTATTGAAAATGTTGATGGAAGACGGCTTGAGCAATATTACGGGAAGCTTGATTAATGAAAACAGTTTTAATTTATGATATTGAATACGAAGCTTATGATAAGCGTAAAAAGCTTCCCTCTGAACTAGTTGCAGATCTTGATGATTATCAATGTCAAGTAGGGTTTGGTAATTTGAACTATCGCTCCCATCAAGCGGTTAAAGAAGCTACAGGCGTTAACGTAAAGTATTGTAAAATAAAAAATCTTGACTAAAGGCTATATTCCTTCATAATATTGGTATGATGAAAACAATGACAGCAAAGCAGTATCACAAACAGTTTGAAAAAGACTGGAATGAATGGAGAGAAATGATGCAGACGCTTTCTCCTTTAACCCAACTTCATGTTCGTTCAGGAGCATCTTATAATCTGAGTAGAGAGCTAGAAGGCACTGGGTGTGGAATTAGTTCTTCTGATATTAATCATGAGATGTTTAGCATTTGGAAAAGTAATAATAAAAATAAACATTCTTATGTCCGAGAATGTGTTGATCTTTATGAGAGGCGTATCAATGCATCTTAAGTTCAAAGATTTTACAGGCTCTGATTCTACTGACAAAGTGAATCTCCTCAAACAATCAATCTCCTTTGAGCGGTGTGCTTATATTGCTTCCAATGCATTTCTCAATGGATTGATCAAGTCAGGATTAACCCCAACACAGGCTATGAATGTTTATACATCCAAAGCTTTTCGGCACAAGCTTGATTGGGACCTGGAGGATGCCTTGGAGCGGGTAGCATTCAAGGCTGGTAAGAATGTCGGGGAAGGCTTTTATGCGCAACAAGAGCCTGAACATTGGATAAATGATAAGTTGCGCAAAGAAATTAAGAAAGAACTTGATAAAAGAATGGAGCCAGAATTTGCATGAGCAGGAGGCAGGCACTATAGCTGTGACTGAATAGGTTAGGCCTCAGCGCGCCAGGCACATAGCCTGGAAGGCGAGACTAAGTTTTTAACCGTTCCTCCTCTCTTGATTTAAAAATTTATAATCTATAATAATGATATGAAGAAGAAAAATCTGAAAAAATTACCTACAATTAAAGTAGGTCCATTTAAAAAAGTGACATATTATCAAGCTGATATTGAAGGCCCAGATCATTGGCTAAAACAAATTACTGAAATTGGCAAGCACGTTATAACAGATAAAGAATATCTTAATATTGGTTTTAATCACATTGTTACCAATTTAATTGATAATAAATTTGAGCTGTCCTCAGTAAATAAACCTTCTGTAGGTACAATTGTAGCAGAGAAAAATAGACAACAATTGCAAAAAATTGCAAAAAAAAAAGTAATTCCTAAGCCTAACAACCTTGAGGTGAAAGGAAAGTTTTATGTTGATCCTCCCAGTGGCTGGCAGTATGGGTTCCCTGCACCTTATGATGAGAACAAGGATGGCTCTCTGCAGGATTTCTTCCTCTCAAAAGGATATCCAAAGAAAGATGTAAAATGGGCTTCAGAAAATTGTAGATCATGGTATGAAGATTCATGAGAACAGCACTGCATGATCAATTGCTGGATGCCATGGTCAAACATCCTTCAGATTATACCCCATGGGGCAAGGTGGAGAGATGGGCAGATGCTGATAAACATTATCCAGATTGCTCTGTGGGATGCAAATATTTTAACGTATTAGAAGGCAAGCTTGGATATGATTGGGGTGTCTGTATAAATGAAAAAAGTCACAGGTTTGGCATGTTAACCTTTGAACATCAAGCAGGAGTAGATTGTTTTGATAAAGCTTGAACTGAATCTGTGTTCCTGCATAATATTAAAACTATGAATAAACACGACTTTGCATATAACTTGAGACGCATCATTGAATTGGCTCAGCGCAGCACAGAGACCATAGGACATGAAGGTGATGATTGTAGTATTATTAAAGTGATTGCAGAAGACATGTTGAGGCATTGCAATGAACAAATTTAAATTTGAATGGCAGTTTATGGATGGTAAATCCTCTGACAAGGTTGGTAGTGTGGAGATATGCAGACCCACATTGACTATGCAATTTGAAGCTACTACTATTGATGAGGTTTTGAGACAAGTAGGCTATTTTCTTAAGGGATGTTCTTATGAATTTGAAGGAGAAGTGGGTATTGTAGATGAATAACTTGATTGATGCATGGTTTACAGTTGACCAGCTAATTGACATACGAACTGCTGTGAAGTATTTCTATGATCACAATATCAGTGGAAATAAAAAAAGAGATGATCTTCATGATATTCTCGATCACCTAGACCATCTTATTAAACATTATGAATAAAGTAATAGAAAAAGTATCAATCATCTGGACATTGTTGCTTGGTATTTTGAGTTGGTTAATTATTATTGGTGGAACAACTATTGCAATTCATCTATTAAAATGACTAAGAAAGAAGCACTTACAACCTTAAAGCGTATTGGTAGGGATCCCGGTCTAGCAGATCAATTTACTGAAGAAGAAATAGAAAAACTAGAAGAATTAGCAGCAAGAAAATGAGTGTAAGTCTTATTATATTGGTGGGGTTGATATACCTATATGTGGCTGTGGATCAATTGCTTAAAGGTAATCTAGGCATGGGTATTTGTTACTTGAGTTATGCTGTGGCTCAAGTTGGATGGTATTGGATTGCAGTAAAATAAGTCTTGACCTATTCCTAATTTCAGCCATAATAGTAGTATGATGAATGAAACAATAGAACAAATTGATTGGAATGCATTGTATTCTGTGGGTAAAGATAGCAAGGATTTTACCTTTGATTTATTTGACCCCTTGCTCTTAGCAGATAATCCTGCAAGTCAAAACTGGACAGCTACAGTTAGCTTCCGTGGTCGTTATGGAGACAGAGCCAATGCAAAGAAGAATATCATCTTCCGCAGCGGTGTTCCTAGTCCTAGGGAACTAAAAGCTAGTCATCCATATTTCATGGAAGAGCCTATGCCTAGCGTTAAAGGCGTGAATAAAGAGAATGATAAATTGTGGCGTAAGTTTAATAGGATGGAGCTTAGGCTCGATGAAGCTTTTCTATCTGCTTTCTTTAATGCGGCTTCTTTTGAAATTCAGAGCTTCCTGATTGAAGCAGGCTGGTATGGTCGTAAGTTTAGCATGTATGCAGGTTGTAGTATGTGCAGGTGTTCCCCTGGATACAACCTCAAAAGTGCTAACGGATTCATCAAGAATACTGCCATTGATGTGGTCTTTAAAAAGAAATGATACTTAAAGTAACAGAACAGTATGATGGGCGTTTGCCTATCTTTAATGTGGTAAAGGAAGTCACTGCATGTGACAATTGTGGGTGTCAAAAGGATGAGGTGATCAAATCTTTTGATACTTACGAAGAGGCAGATGCTTATTGCAACAGTTTAATTAGCGAAGGGAAAGCTAAAGGTTAATATGGGATCTGTAGATAATGAAATGTTTGAGGAGGCTTTGACGAGTTTACGAGAGGAGAATAATAAACTTCGTAAATATGTCTTCAATCTTGAGAAAATGATTGAAGATTTAATTAATAATTACAATAAAAAAGTAAAATGAGCGCATACATCTATAAATTAATTAAACCATCGAAGAGTGTCTGGATGAAGATCCAAGTTGATAACGATACTACAATTGTTCGTAACGTTTACCATATGAAATTCTGGTATAAGCCTTATGCTGGTATGGAAGAAGATAAGAAGCTTCAGAAGAAGCTTAGCAGAGAAGAAGCTAAAACAAAAGAGCTCTTTAAAGATGTGGATGTGGAGTACGCTATTACTACCTATGAAGGCGATATTAGTAAGCCTTTTATACATGGTGATTTCTTTGGATGTTGGCAGGTTGTGGCATGGAAGAAGCTTAAGAATATTGAAGGAGAGATTACTAGCTATCCTGCGAATACTAATCGTATTCTTTTTAACGATGAAAGCTTTAGTAATGTTTGGCATAAAGCTGTATTGGCCGATAAAGAAGACATCTACGATCATTTAACTAGTCCAGGAATGGAAGTACTAGCATGAAGGATATGAACACAATGAAACACCTAGCCAAACGAATAGTTAAACTCTATATGAATAAAGCTCTCATAGATAAGACAGAAGCTTATGAAGAGCTCTTTCATGTCTGTCATCAATCAGAAGGGGCAAGAGGATATAAAAATCTCAATGAAGATGGTAAATTTATTGCTCGATTTAATAAATGGTGGGTTGATCTTGACAACCGAAAGCCATCTCATCTATTAAAAATGATGGATGATTTCTTTGAGCGAGAAGATTATCGATGGGAAGATCATATCCAATACCAATGAAAATACTAACAGACATGATTCGTACATTTCTCTATATAACTCTGGAAGGTCTTTACTTTATGTTTCAGATAATCTCGGGCATAGTGAGCACTATAACAAAAATGATTAGTAATTTTGTTCAACCCGCTCTTGTTGAAGGACTTGCAGACATTAATTTTATTCTTGTTATTGCTCTTCAAGGTATTGCAAGCGCTTTGAGTGATATGCTCTTATCTGTTTCAAAGCTTACTCTTCATACAGCTAAACATCTTCATAATGTATCTGAAAAGCTTATTGAAAAAAGTTGGTATCAGAATTAATTTCAGTAGTAAAACGATTCTCTCTCTCATATAATAATTAAATGAAAGCACGAGAGAATAAAAAAAAAGAAATTAAAGTGAAAAAAGCTAGAAAAACTATTGAGACTCGTGAGTTAGAAGAAACTGGTCTTACCGGAATTGACTTTATCGCTTTCTTTAAAGAAATATTTAAAAAATAATCTTGACCAGTTTAAGGATTCCCGGTATAATACATTTATGAAAATTAAAAACATCTACGTTAAAAAACATACCCAAGAGCATTATCCCATCTACCGCAAAGCCGGTACTTCCAATCCAGGACGTAATCCTGGTAAGCTTGGAAATACTATGCGCAATCTAAATGTGGGAGATGCTTTCCTCTATCCTCATACAACTCCAGCCAGTATCTATCGCCTTGCCGGTCAGATGGGCATTGGTGTTGAAACTACCGCACAACTTGGTGGTTATTGGGTGCTAAGGGTTTACTAAAGATATTCGGAGGCCGACCAAAAGGTCAGGTTAATCCAGTTCACCTCAAGTAGCTGGTCATCATCGTGGTTTTTCGGTGTCCACGTTAAAAAAACCGTCTTTTTTATTGATATAAAACTAAATAATTGTATGCAAAACGATGATCATTTGATTTTTGAAGCTTTTAAAAGAAAGTGGAAATTAACCAGCATGGATCCAAAGCAGGCTGAAGCTGAATTTGGTAAAGAAAATGTAAAGGTTACTCCCAAGGGCTTGCGCAATGGAAAGGATATGATAGAAGTTAATGTTCCCGATGAAGATGCAGAGAATGAACCGCATGGTTATCCTCAAGGTATCACAGCCATTCAGAATACATTGATCAATGAATTGAAGAAGAGAGGCTTTCAGTTGACCAAGATTAGCCATGAAGATAAAGAGAGAGACAAATACCCCACGGTTTTCATGTCCAGAAAATCTAACTTTATGCATAGCGTTGTAGAGATAAGCGGCATGGGAGAGATCAATGGTGAACACTATAAAGCTTATTTGGCTGGCTCCAATAACTCAGAGGATGCAGAAAATGCAAGACCTGATGATGTATCATATAATATTAGTTCTAAATTAGGACAAGCATATAACATTGTGAAAGGTTTAATTGATATGCTAGATAAAACACCCTCGGAACAAACACCTTATAATGAGATGGCTATTACCCATATTGTTAATTTAGAAGAAGATGTTAAGACTTTATCGCAGATGCTACAAGATAGAATGCTGAATAAATAACTATATGAGAAAAGATGATCATTTAATATTTGAAGCTTTGCAGAACAGGACTTTCACCATAGTTAGTGGAGGCACAGACAATGGAGCTGAACATGGTTTTGATACCAATTTGCCTGAGTATATTCAGGCTGCTGATCTGAAGAGTGCTGTGCAGCAAATGATTGCCAACATGGCTGCAGATCCTGATGTTGAACCAGAAAATATTGATCAGACCTTTCCTAAAGAATTTAGAGAATTTCGTGAAGATCATTTTGTAATGTCTAATGATAATGGGGATTGGTATTATGTGTTTCCAGGTAAATTGAATGAACAACAGGCTTATGACAGAGTGTTGGCCACCGGTGATTATGGCTCAGAAGACTCAGAAGAAGATGTGCCTTATGCATCAGGACAAGTGGGAGGAAGGGGAGAAGAGTATGGTTCAGGTGAAGTTAAATTATTGTTATTAAGAGATGAGAAGTTTGACTGTTATTTGAATGGTACAGTACAATCTGTGTCGTTCTTTAAGGGTACTACATTCAATTGTGAGCCCTTTGATGGAGAGTTTTATAATTGTGAATCAGATGAATATGGTACTATAGCTATAACACCAGATGCTCATTTGAAGATATTGGATGCACCAGCAGGTAGTACTAATACAGAAGATGAGGATGCAGAGAGTGCGGATGAAAGAAAAGAGCGTACACAGAGGAAATGGGAGATGAACAAGAACAGATGGGCCAAATGGAAAATGGAGAACCCAGAAGCTGCTGCCAAGCATGCTGCCAAGAAGGCTGGTAAATCAGAGAATGCAGAAGATAGTGCAGAAGATAAGATGAGAGATAGAGAGAATGCTAGAGACGAAAAACAAAGAGATACAGAGGTGTCTCCTGCTTTTCATTATAATCCCATGCCGGGATTAATGAAAGCAGCTAGTGAGATAAGAGACATATTGCATGGTGCTGCAAATGATGAGGCTCGCACAGAACATATCATCAAGATGGCTCAGACCATATTGGGTGATCCCACAGAATATGATAAAAATGAATACCGCAAGATGCTGGATGGGTTGATTGTTTTATTGAATAGATTTATTGTTGTGCCAATGAATTAATAATAAATAGGCCATAAATAATAATATGGCCGATGTATCCATCTCTGAATTACCCTTAGCTATTTCTGGTAATGCTAATAATGTAGTTCCTATATCAAACGGTTTGGGAACATTTGGTCTAACATTAGGAGCAGTATGTGGGGTCATGACTTCAGCACAGATCACTACAGCTCTGGGATACACACCATACAATGGAGCAACCAATCCTGCAGGCTATATAACCTCATCAAGTCTACCTAACACACAGCAACTAGCAAAGGCATGGGTTAATTTTAATGGAACAACAGGTACAACTGTTGCAAATGAGTTCCAGTGCACAATAAGATCTGCCTATAATGTCAGTAAGGTGGTTAGGAATACTACAGGAGATTATTCAGTATATTTTAATAATGTCTTTGCAGATGCTAATTATTGTGCCATCATATCCTCAGGGTCTCCGTATCAAGCTGTTCCACACGCTGAAACCTATAGTGCATCGGCTTTTCGATTTAAAAATAACTATATACCAAGTAATAGCGGAAATACTCTGCTGGATTCTGCAAATTTTAGCGTGGCCATCTTTAGATAGCTGCAACTCTTTTAGCTATACGCCTGATATAGAATCTAATTTTCTCACATCTAACATTAAATAATTAGTATGGCAGAGTGTACTGTACAAGCATATCGAGTAGAAGGTTGTGGTACTGGATCGTTTAATGGCATATATGTAGCCGTACCATTTGATCCAACTGAAAATTATATGCTTTCACGATTTGTGAAGCCAGGAAATATATCAGATGAAAATCATGTACTAGAAATACAATCCACCTGGCCCCATGGGGTTGTAGGACCCTACAAACTAGTCAGACTCTCTGGTTTCAGAGGCTCTTATACATATGGAAGTTATGGTACCAGTAGGAATTTAGTTTGTCCAGATGAGGCTACCGGGCCATGGGAATTACAAAATGTTCTGGAACCGGGACCTTCTTCCATTACAGCTGTTTCACAACAGTATGAGTGTGCTCTAAATGCATATTTGGTGCAGGGGTGTGGATCTCCTGAAGTTGATGGTGTGTATACAAAATCGTCATGGAGTAATCCTTATAATTTTTACATCAAAGATGAAGGTAAGTATGAACTTATAACAAATCCATCATACAATGGAGGATCCATTATAACAATACGTCGTAATGATTTTGCATATTATAGATCAGAAAATATAGCGGGCGTGTTTGGATGTCCTTTTGTTCCCGAGAATACTTCATGGTCTACCCATCAATCTAAACAGAGAATTTACCCTCCATTACATGGATCTGGCCCCACCTGCATTATACCTTGGCCGGGGTATAACCCTTGTGCATCTCCTGCTGCAGTTCCTATTGTTGATACCCCTTTTGCAGATGAATTTGATTATTATAGTGACATAGATATTGATATAGTTTTAGACACACTTTATTAATTTTTAATGGCAAAAGGAGAGCGTATTTTATTAGCTTTAGCGCACGGTTCAGAATCGAATTTTTACCTGAGTTGATATTAAATAATTGATATGGCCGATGTATCCATCTCTGATCTCTCTGATCTGGCTCCTGCTTCTAATACCTATATTCCTCTATCAAACGGAACAACAACGGGAAGAGCTTTAACAAATAATCTACCCGGCCTTACGCCCATAGGAGGCATCATTATGTGGTCAGGATCCTTAGCCTCCATACCAACAAATTGGGCATTATGCAATGGATCTAATGGTACCCCCAATCTTCAGGATAGATTTATAGTAGGAGCAGGTAGCTCATATGCAGTCAATGGAACAGGGGGATCGGCTACTGCATCAGGAAGTACAGATGCAACTGCTCTTTCATTGAGTCAAATACCCTCTCATTCCCATACTGTATCAGATCCAGGCCATTCACACCTTTTATCGCCAAGTTATGGCATGTATGCAGGCATCGGATACAACCCGATCATTCTTACAAATAATTACACCTCTTCTCAAGTTGGAACTACACAAAATAAAACAGGAATCTCTATTGCAGCAACTGGAGGCAATCAAGGACATAGTCATACAGTATCTTCTATTGGTACGATTCCTCCTTATTATGCATTAGCTTATATAATGAGGGTATCTTAATATGGCAGACGTTACGATTACCGATCTTCCCACAATTACTCCTTCAAGAGGATTGACTGTACCAGCCTCTGATGGAACAACTACAGGAAAGCTAACTATTACACAAATTGCTGATCAAATAGTTCCTATAGGTTCCATACTATTATGGTCAGGATCCATAGCTAGTATACCAACAAATTGGGCATTATGTAATGGATCTAATGGTACTCCAGATCTTAGAAACAGGTTCATTGTAGGGGCTAATGTCGATAATGCAGGAGTTGCTAATACCAATATTACAGGTTCAAACACTCAGACGGGAGGTACCAAGGATGCTATTGTAGTTGATCACACCCATTCGGTATCAGATCCCGGTCATGTTCATTCAATTACTGGTACTATATTTTCTCAAACATTTGGACCCAATATTGGGGTTGGAGCAAGCTCTACATATTCTAAAGTTAATCCAAATACTAATTCTGCTACAACTGGAATTTCAGTTAATTCTACTGGCCAATCAGGCTCTAATGCCAATCTTCCTCCATATTATACCTTGGCTTATATCATGAGAACAAGCTGAATTGGCTGGATAAACTAATAAAAAACACATAGAATTTGGGGTTTTTTCAGGGAAAATGTAGTATTTTTAATAGGACTGGATGGGCCCGGATTCTGTCGTTATAAGTAGTTAGAGCAGAAATACAGAAATAATGGGGAATATAATTAAATGCTGGTATTCTAATTCGGCGGCCTTCATAATACGAGAATGATGCATGAAACAGAACAAACGCTTCCAAACTTCTGGCCTAAAGAGCAGATAGGCCTTCCCCTAGAACTAATCATGAGCCTGAATGATGAGGCCCGTGCTCTATATGATAAGATCTACGATTACTGTACCTACTCCTCAGACCCTCAGTACCAGGTACTCCATAAGTTCCGTAACCAGATAGACCGCCTGGCGAACACTGGTGACCGGGAGGTGCTCATTGGCTACTTCAATCAAGATCCTGCTATTCGATTCAACGGTATGCACTGTGAGCCTTTCCAATACTATAGTGAACCTTACTAGTCTATTATCCCCGTTTAACTATTATCCCTGTCTATATCTCACATGAACTCGGACAACGATTATCCCCGTTTGGATATAATAAGCTTGTTTATCTATCACGTGCACATATAATGATCATATGAGTTCGCCTATAGAAGAGCAGATTGACTGGGTCAAACAGCAAATCATGGACCAGGTAGATGCGGGGATTGAGAACTTCACCCTCGATGGTAAGGTATTAGAATTTGCCAAGATAGTGGTTAACTCTGTTGTAGGTAAAATCGATGTGTCCCATGCCCTGGACTACTTCTACCATCTCCAGGATACCGGGGAACTCCGACCCGGGAAAGACCGAATCATCTGTCTCATTGAGTACCTTGTACAATGGGTAGAATTAGAATTGGCCAGACGTTATGCTTAGTATATCCATCGATACTCTATTCGCAGGTATTGTACCTTTCTTCTTTGTATGTTTTGGTGTGATATGGCTTGGCTTTAAGATTATAGATCTTTTTAAGAAAAAGTAAAGCTTTTATAACTCCTTTATAATTGGGGTTTGCTAAATAGTTGATCTCCCCTACCATACCCTAACTACTTGATACTATAATACTGTTTGTAGTTTGTTCAGAACCAACAATCCAACCACCCTTCATACTCAACACCTTTACGCGTAAAGTAGCGGTCTAGAGTCCCCCCCTCCTCTCCTAATATAAGATGGTGCTGCTGTCCCTAACTTATCCATATAGTATAAAGGAATTGCAGAATCTGTCAATAACAAAATACTTTAAGTTTTGTATTGAACAAACTGCTAAATCCATTATAATAGTAGTATGTTAAATAAATCAAACCAAAAACAATACCAACAACTATATAAACAATTTGAAAAAGCATTTTGGAAAATGTATAACTTTACTGAAAAGCATAAAGTAGAAGGTATTGAGGGTAGTGTGCATTTTATTGAAAGTATTGATTTGTGGAGTATTGAAGTAGAAGGGTGTAATGATTTGAATGAAGAAAACAAAAAGTTAAGGGCTAAATTGGGTTTGAAGGATTGTGAAAGTATTGACTAAATCCAAATTTCAAATATAATATAAAAATGAAAATTAATAAAAATGAATTGAAGGTGGGTTATATATTTGAAGGTAGTGAGGGTAGTGATGAAATTGTAGTGCATATTGATAATGATGATGGGATGGTTTATTGTAGGCATTTAGAGGAAGATGGTAATAGATATAAAATTGAAAGGGATGGAAGTATTAAAGTTTGAGGTTGACAAAATATTAAATTACAGATATAATATAAAAATGAAAATTAATAATAGAGAATTGAATAAGAAAGTTAGGGAATTGTTTGTTAAGAAATTGGAAAGTGAAGGTATGGATGGTAAGAAAACTGTTAAATATAATTGTGAGAGATATAATAATGAATTGTGGAATGGTAATAAGGTTGTGTGGAAGAGTTATGGATGGTTTGGATATGAAAAGGTTTGGAGATATATTGTAGAAGAAATTAATAAAATTGATAGTGGTTGGGTATTGTTAGAAAGTGCAAGTTGGAGGGGAGATGGTAATGTGTGGGGTATGAGTAAAGAATATAGAAATTTGGAGTTGACAAAATAAGCAATTCCAATATAATAAGGAGTATGATGAAAACAAAGATTGTAAAAGTATTAACTAAATTGAAACAAGATGCTGAATTGGATATGAAAGAGAGTTTGGAGAGTGGATGTGGAGAGGGAGATGGATTGGAGGATGTGTATCCTTATTTGCAGAGTATAGTTAAGATTGCCAATTTAACTGATAATAAAAAGAGTGATAGGATTTATAGGGTGTTGAAGGGGTTTAATGATGAAGCTTTTTTCCATTTATATGAATGTATGTGGGATAGTTTTGATAATACATTTATTGAAAAAGCTGTTAAAAAGATTGAGAAGATTTTGGTTGACTAAAAACTGATTTCACCTATACTAATAATAAGAAAGAAGGATATAAAAATGAAATATGTGGCTTTAAATATTGATACTGAATGTGGTGGAGATGGTTGGGTGCAGAATTATAATGAAGAAGAATTGAAAGAAAATGTGAGTGGTTTTAGGTTTTCTGAAAAGATGGATAGTGGTGTTAAGTTTTATAATGATGGTGAAGAAGATTTTAGCACTTTGATAGTGTTGAATGAGAAGGGGTTAAATGAGTTAAGAAAAATGTTGGATGGAGCTAAACCCTTCTATCCCAACAAATTAGATTATAAGAGTTGGTTGAATAGTGTTGAAGAAGATGATGATGAGTAAGATTTGAGTTGACCAAATAAGCAATTCCCATATAATAGGAGGATGATGAAAACAGAAAGAAAACAAAAGATTGAGCAACTTATTGAAACTACTTTCAAGAATGTTGCAGAACTAAATGAAATGCTTAAAAAGTCTGATTATGATTGGGCTAATAAGAATGTGGATAGTGAAGAGGATGATGAATTGGCTGAAAGCATTCTGAATGTGAGAGACAATTTGATTGATTGGGGGAAGATGTTTTAATGAAAACAAAAAGAAAGTTTGAAGTGGATGTGCTTGTAGCCCTCTTTATCACAAAAGAGATAGAAGCAGAAGATGAAGATGAAGCCAATAAGATTGCAGAAGAATCTGTTGATACAAGTGAAGTGA